TAAACCGTTTTCAACAACTGAATACGATCTGGTGCTCGTTTCATTGCCATGTAGTAGGCTAACCCCGCCACCATACAAGGATAAAAACGAAAAGGCATATCAGTAGTATTAACAAGAGTATCAGCATCTTCGATTCGTTGCACATAATAGTAAACTATCTGGTCTGTTGAGTTTTCAGGAACAGCCCACAAGTTAATTACAGGAGCTATTTGTCTATCAAAATAAAACTGAGAGGGTCGTCCTTGAGTAGTCTTGTTAGGCAATGTTGCATATTCGCCACGGCTAATTCTATCTATTTCATAGTCCGTACCATCTCTACGAAGTATAACTTCCAAGATGTCTACCACATCTGTGCCAAGTGTTTCCTGCGCCTGACCTAATGTAAGCGTAATCGTTGCTTGTTTTACCGTCCAAAGATTTAGACCACGGTTCGCCCAATCGGCAAACATTATGTTCAACGATCTTCTTGCCGTTCGGGCATCATATCCTGTGCGAACCTCGAGACCACAGCGTTCGTACGCCTCCTCGACAATCTCGCCAACATCCATATTAAAATCTCGTGAACCTGAAGTAGTCATAGCATCAACTCAATTTTGGCTTTTGGTTTGTTTTAACCATTACACATCCACCGTTCTTATACCCCATACGAGAAGCGACTTGCGGTGCTGCTTTTTTTAAGGCTCTCATCCCAGCCCCTTTTTTTCCTTCAGGTATTTGTTTCTTGTTCATCTTCATCCTCCTGATTGTAAAGGTTATCGAAAACTCTATTCACATCTAGTGTATAGTCTAAATCACTTTTTGAATAGTGTATATGTTGAGAGGGTCTAAAGTCTGGTGCGCCCTCGCCCATCGCAAACCAAGCAGGGTGTGTCACACGAACTCGGTTGTTTGGTAGCGCAACAATATTACCCGTCCATTCTCCAGCATCTAAAAGCTGCATCACATGACTTTGTTTATGTTGAGCGGGATCATCAGCAATCTCACTATCCGTATAATCTACCGTAAATAAATATTTTGCAGGGAACATTTCACCATTTATCTTAGCTAACCACGGGCATGGTGTGGCTCGATCTAGTGTGTATACCGCGTGATTATGGGAGGAACAGTCCCAAGGTTGAGCGTCATGTGTTGCCATCGGTTGAGGCCATTCTTCTAACGGTATATCTGCGACCAAGGCAGTTATAGGCATTCTTGCCCACATAGCTCCGCCGTGAATCGTATCTTCCTCTTCACCCTCTGCTTCACATCCCGTGAAGATAACTTGAAAACTAAGACTTCTATTTGGTATGGTTGTAACTGCAACCACCATAGCATGGAGAAACTCGCCGTGATATTTCTCATGATTATGGGTGTACTCACGACGAACCCAAGCCTTAAAATAAGGTATATTACTTTGTAAGTATGACATTATGGTTAGAAGATCCTCACTGGCTTCATTCCTTGAGCCATTAATCCACCTGCTGCTGCCCCTTTAGACTGCACCTTACCACCGTTTGCCATTCCCTTGGGCTTGACTTTACCACCGTTCTTCATCCCTTTGGGCATAACCTTACCGCCATTTTTCATCCCTTTGGGCTTGACTTTACCACCGTTCTTCATTCCCTTGGGCTTGACTTTACCACCGTTTCGGTAACCCTTTTTCTTCATTGCCATGATATTTTCCTTTCATCTATGACTAGGTGTTTACTTTTTTCTTTTTCGAGTTGTTGATGCTATAGTCTTTTTTAACTTCTGAGCCTGACGTGCATGTGATTTGGATGCTTTGTTCAGACCCTTTATAACATTTTTAATTGTACTTTTCTTTTTCTTATCCATTTCAAAATACCCTAACTAATCCACCATTAGCCTTTTTATTCTTCCAACTAATCCGCTTCGATGATTTCTTTTTCTTTGCCGCCGATGTGCACTGAGCCATTGTTGGTCTACAGGCAGGATACCCTTTTCGTTTCTCGCCCTTCTGACGACCACAAGGTTTACCCGTTTTACAGTCTACCCAACCCTTTCCATCGTTCTTGGCAAACCAGTCGCGTAAAGAGTTTTTCTTTGCCATCAGAAATTCCTTGTAACTTTTCGTTTGCTTTCTTGCATAGCAGGTCCACATCCAGCAGCAATATAACCACCACCGTTAAGGCTTCTTCTTGGTGGACGTTTTGGATTATCAATAGCTGAGACTACGCCGCCGTCTGCTTTGTTTTGTTTCTTCGAGTTACCCCAGTTTTTAGCTCCAACCTTGCGACACTTAGAAAGTGCCCCTGAAGCGTATGCGCTGGGCCAAACCTTGTATCGGCTTTTTACCTTGTGATAACATGCGTCTTTTTTTGTTTTTGCTTTTTTTGCCATTAGTTATCTCCTTTGGAGGCTTGGAGATTTGGAAGGGCATCTGTCCACGACTGATCATAACTTGCTTGCCTCTCTGTCAAAGTCTCTACCGCTTGAACTAAATGATCTATTTTTACGTCCATAACTTCTGTTCGTTTATCCACAGTAATCAATGTAGATATCATCCACACCAGTCCCGCTGATCCTAATGTTAAACCCGCGCCCCAAAACAAAAGCTGTACGTTTTTATCCATTCTCTCTACCACTGCTTACAGGACCAATATTTGGCCTTTAATTTATCAAGAGTGCCTTTGTCACATCCATGCCTTGCACGAAATGATTTTCTGGCTTTTGGATTAGACTTTCGGATCTTCATATTAGCATCTCCGAAACGAACAATCTTTTCTTTACCTTTGTCACATGCCTTGACAACAAACTTCTTGCCGCCAGAAACTTGACGTTTTGGCTTGTTGCACTTCATCCTTGACTTGTCGATCTTTGCCATAACCTTTCCAAATTAAGTAGCAGCGGGTTTTATCCCGCCGCTAAAAATCAACCAAACATACCTGTTATCGAGGTTATGTTAGTTAGGGTAATATGACACTCATCGTCAAAGATGATGCCGTGATCTGGAATGGAGACTTGAACCCAGTCACTGGTGTTAAACACCACGTCCAACTGAGTTGCGCCACCACTGCCATTTTTAAACACAACCTGTGGAGAACCAGAACTAGCGGTTTTTACTATAAACGCTTTCAATCTAGTTCGACCACTTTGCAGTGTTCCAGTAGCCGTAGCTGTTTTAGCAAAAATAGAAGCAGCCATTTAACATCTCCTATTAAGGTTGAATAGCCGTATTAAACGCTTGAGCATACATTACTGTTATAACAACTGATCCCGCATTCGTACCTGCGCTTGAGGTAGCCGTTAATTTTAAATCAGATGTACCAGTGTTTTTCCATGTAAGTGTACCACCACCAGAAGCACCTAACGCTTTAATACCTACAGTAGTTCCAGAAGCGACTGCGTTAACGAGAGTTGCTGCACCGCCTACCGTATCACCAACACTAATATTTGTTGTGGTGTTAGCCGCCACTTCTAAATCGATAATTATGTCTACGATTTTTGAGTTAGCAGGAATTACTACCGTTGTGGCTTCTGCTGCAACAGCACCACCAGATATATCCATTACATGTTGCTGAGTCATGACGACATAACCAACGTTTGCTATGTCTGATCCAACTGTAGTTCCAGTTGTGTTTTTAATATTACCAGCCCGAATCGGACCTGAAAAAGTTGTCGTACCCATGTTGATCTCCTGTCTAGGGTTAGTCAGTCACACCATGTGACTGTCAGGGATATAAACAGAGTACCTTATCTTTAAACAAAAAGAAAGGGGCAACCGAAGCTGCCCCTTAGTTCAGGGAGGAGGTGTATGAAACACCACCTACACTATAACATAAATTTATGCACCTGGCGAACCAAATACTGCGCGTGGGTCTGAGAAACCGAACGAGTAACGCTCACGCGCTTTGAAGCGCATGTTACCTGTATCGAAGTCTGCTTCCATGCCAGTAGTCATTGGCGTACGCTCGAAGTGGATAAATCCACGAGGCGCGTCTGTCATGACGAAGAACGCATCTGGGTCCGTTAGGAAGTCGTTAACGGCGTAACCGTTTGGCAACATACCCATTGAACGGATAGCGTTAGTGTCATTGTCGGCTGTGCCAACACGCAAGTTTGATACCATCAAACGCTCTGCAACGAATTGCAGTTGACGTGGGATGAGCAA